AACCAATACTTCCGATATTACAATCTGGCAAATGCTGAGGCGATCACTCTCTCGGGTCAAGTCTCGATTCGTTGGATTGAAGGAAAAGTAAACCAGTATCTAAATAAACTACTCAAAACGGAGGACCACGATTATGTTATTGCCAGTGATACTGACAGCATCTATATCTGTCTTGATTTACTCGTTCGCCATGTATTTGATGTACAAAGTGTTTCTGCAGAGAGGGTCGTTGACTTCCTCGACGCTGCTTGTAAGGAACGAATCGAACCATTCATTGAACGATCGTATCAGGAACTAGCAGATTACGTTGGTGCCTATGAACAGAAGATGTTCATGAAGCGAGAGAACATCGCTAACAAGGGCATCTGGACTGCTAAGAAACGATACATCCTTAATGTCTGGGACAGCGAGGGTGTTCGCTATGAGAAACCCAAACTCAAGATCATGGGTCTGGAAGCAGTTAAGTCCTCTACACCTGCTGCATGTCGCACTGCTATTAAGGAGTGTATGCAGGTGATCATGAACAAAGATGAGGAAGCAGCACAGAAGTTCATTGCCGATTTCCGAGAAGAGTTTTCATCGTTGCCAGTTGAAGACATTTCATTTCCACGAGGATGCAATGGAATAAATAAATGGTCCAATCCTGCAACGATCTATAGTAAAGGCACTCCTATTCATGTGCGTGGGGCGTTGCTGTATAACTTCTACAATAAGAAGAATAAACTTACTCACAAGTATCCATTGATTCAAGATGGTGAGAAAATCAAGTTTGTCTATCTGAAAACCCCAAACAAAATCAACGAGAATGTGATCAGTTATTTGGGCACATTTCCTAAAGAGTTTGGTCTTGACAAACAGGTAGACTATGATCTACAATTCTCAAAGTCATTTCTCGAACCCATTAAAGTTCTTATGGATACAATTGGTTGGCAAGCAGAAAAAGTAGCATCACTGGAGTTCCTATTCGGATGAAGAAAACAAGATTTGTAGTATCTTATCAAAATGCATTTGGATTTTCTCCAAGGGAAGAAAAAACCTTTGAAGAAGAATCTGAAGCAAAATGGTTTGAGCGTGCCATGAAGCGTTCTAATTACATTACATCATTATTGGAGGTTAAGGAGTGAATTTTTTAAAAGATGTAGCAAAGGAGATTGGTAATGAATATGCAGGACTTGTTAGCGATGGTGTTGCTGCGGGAGATACCAGTGGTTTCATTGATACTGGCAGTTACATCTTTAATGCTCTGGTATCTGGCTCAATCTACGGTGGTGTCCCTGGAAATAAGATTACCGCTATTGCAGGAGAGTCGTCTACTGGCAAAACTTTCTTTTGTCTTGGCATCGTACAGCATTTTCTCGACAGCAATCCTGACGCTGGCGTAATTTATTTTGAATCTGAATCTGCTATTTCTCGGCAGATGATTGAGGATCGTGGCATTGCATCTGATCGTATGATGATCGTGCCCGTTGCAACTATTGAAGAGTTTCGTACACAGTCTTGTCGTATTCTAGACAAGTATCTGGAGCAACCAAAAGAAGATCGCAAACCTATGATGTTTGTTCTTGATAGTCTTGGTATGCTTTCTACTGAGAAGGAGATCACTGATGTTGCTAACGATAAGCAAGTCCGTGACATGACCAAATCACAATTGATCAAAGGTGCATTCCGTGTTCTCACTCTGAAACTGGGTAAGGCAAACGTGCCTATGCTGGTCACTAATCATACCTATGATGTCATTGGATCCTACATTCCTACCAAGGAAATGGGTGGTGGATCTGGTCTGAAGTATGCATCTTCTACTATCATCTATCTGTCTAAGAAGAAAGAGAAGGATGGTACTGAAGTTGTGGGTAATATCATTAAGTGTAAAGCACAAAAGTCTCGTCTAACAAAGGAGAACTCACAAGTTGAAACACGTCTTTACTACGATCGTGGACTTGACCGCTATTACGGATTACTGGAACTGGGTGAGAAATACGGAGTATTCACAAAGCGGGGGAATAGGATCCTTTTTGGGGAATCTGCTGTTTATCCTAAGTCTGTACTTTCTGATCCCGAAAAATACTTCACCACCGAAGTGATGGATCAACTCGAAGAAGCTGCTAAGAAGGAGTTTCGTTATGGTGGCTAAACTCGTTGACTACATCAAAACCTATGATGATGTAGCAGATCCCGAGTTATGTTCTAACATCATCAAAACATTTGAATACGAAGAACACAATCAGTCACCAGTAGATCGTGAAGGTCGTCCAACCTTTACTGAAATGAATATCTCTAAACAGTATTTGAACAGGAATACTCGGTGGGTTGATGCTCAGAGAGATGGTCAACAGATCATTCTTGATTGTGTAAATAAGTACATCGATGAACTGGATCTCCGAACTATGGATTTCCCTGCTAAGTATGTCCTGGAAGAATTCAGGGTAAAGAGATACTTGGCAAATAGTGATGATGTATTCTTAGATCATGTTGATGTTGGTGATCACTCTTCTGCTAGAAGATTTTTGGTTTGTTTTTTATATCTGAATGATGTTGAGGAAGGAGGAACTACAGACTTTCCTAAACTCGACTACTCAGTCACACCAAAGTGTGGTAGAGTACTTATATTCCCACCTACTTGGCAATATCGCCATGCTGGTCGTCCAGTGACCAAAGGTAAAAAGTACATTCTCGGAACCTATCTCCACTACCTATGAACCTCGAAGTAACCATTCTCAGTAATCTTGTATATAATGAGAAGTATGCAAGAAAGGTTCTTCCTTTTCTGAAACAGGATTACTTCACTGCAAGGGAGCATAAAATTATCTTCCTTGAAATTCACGAATACATTAGTCAGTATGATGCGTTACCATCTCTTAACGCACTTGGTATAGAATGTCAGGAGAGAACTGACCTTACTGAAGACCAGTTCAAAGAAATTATTCAGGTTTTAAATGTCCTTTCCAATGATCCCGCAGACCACGATTGGCTCGTGGATACTACAGAAGAGTGGTGTCAGGAGCGTGCGATCTACCTATCTCTTATGGAGAGTGTCAAGATTGCTGACGGACAAGACACCAAGAGGGATAAAGGTGCTATTCCTCAAATTCTTTCGGAGGCGCTCGGCGTATCTTTCGACCAACATGTAGGTCACGATTATGTCTCAGACGCACAGGCACGATACGAGTTCTACCATCGAACCGAAGAAAAAATTCCTTTTGATTTGGAATTCTTCAACAAAATTACAAAGGGTGGTCTTCCTAACAAAACTCTCAATATTGCTCTTGCGGGTACTGGTGTGGGTAAGTCTCTCTTCATGTGTCATGTTGCCGCTTCTTGTTTACTTCAGGGCAAGAACGTCCTTTACATCACTTGTGAGATGGCAGAGGAGAAGATTGCGGAACGTATTGACGCAAATCTTTTGAACGTTCCTGTACAGAAGTTGCAAGAAATGCCCAAGGCGATGTTTGAGAAAAAGATAACAAACCTCGCAAAGAAGACGCAAGGTAAGCTAATTATTAAAGAGTACCCTACTGCATCTGCACACGTTGGTCATTTTAAATCTCTTATTAGTGATCTTGCTCTTAAGCGGTCTATTAGACCCGATATTATCTTTGTGGATTACCTTAACATTTGTGCGTCCCAAAGATATAAAGGCAGCATTGTCAACTCCTATACATACGTCAAAGCAATCGCAGAGGAACTTAGAGGTTTTGCTTGCGAGTGTAACGTTCCTATCGTCTCTGCTACGCAGACCACTCGTTCAGGTTATGGTAGCACTGACGTTGACCTCACTGATACTTCTGAATCCTTTGGTCTGCCTGCTACTGCTGATCTTATGTTTGCCCTTATTTCTACTGAAGAGTTGGAGGGCATGAATCAGATCATGGTGAAGCAACTCAAGAACCGATATAATGATCTGACATCAAATAAGAGATTTTGTTTGGGTATTGACAGAGCGAAGATGAGGTTGTATGATGTTGAGGATTCTGCTCAGGAAGACCTGGTTGACGCTGGTCAAGGTTCGCAAGAACAGCAAATCGACATCGTGAAAAAATTCACAGCAAAGAAAACGTTCCAAGATCTAAAGTATGATTGATCCAATTAAGTATGCACAATTTGTCAATGCGGTCACGTCGCAACAAAGTAAAGACCACGAAGCATTCGTTTATCGTATTCAAGAACTTGAGGGTCAGGGATTTCCTTCCGAGCGACTGCTTACTGCTTCTGTAGGCATGTGTGCTGAGGCAGGTGAGTTTACCGAAGTGGTGAAAAAAATTGTCTTCCAAGGCAAACCTGTCAATGAAGAAAACCTGTTTCACCTGAAGCGTGAACTGGGTGACATTATGTGGTATGTCATGCAAGCATGTATGGGTCTTGGTACAGATCTGAATGAAATTATTGAAATGAATGTGGACAAACTTGTAGCACGCTATCCTGGTGGTGAGTTTGATGTTCACTACTCTGAAAACCGTCAAGAAGGAGATGTATGAAGTATACTGAAGATGTACTCGTCGATGCCATTGCCGCTCTCGGATGGGATGTTGCTAAAGACGATATTCATGTTGAGATCGGTGGCACCTCTGTCTATGAGATTGACGGTGCTGGCACCAAGTGGGCACCCGTCAAAGGCACCCGAAAGTATAATAAGGATGCCTTCATTGTAATTAAGAATAGGGATCGTGATCCCGTTGTCCCATCTAAACCTATGGAGGAAAAGAGCAATGAAGGATGAACCAATTACAGTTGACGATTACAAATGCGTATCTGATGAATTTTTTCAGAAGTATAACTTTGTAAGAGAGCGTATGCAACTGGGAGCAAAAGCAGAGGATGTTCTTAAAGTGATGGAAGCACTGAGTGGTGCTGTTATGAAAGAACGGGCAAAAGCAAAAGTCGGTCCCTTTGGATTTAAAAAAGATGATACAGATAATTGACGACTTCCTTCCTCTTCATGAATGGATGGCACTTGATCATATAATCAATGGTGACATCATGCCCTGGTATTGGAATAACCAAATTACATATAGAGATTTTAAAAATGAACCAGGGCAATTTACTCATTCATTTTTCATGCCAAATGAAGGAATTGTCACTGATCATTGGAATGTAGTAAGACCAATCTTAGATAGAATTGCTACAGATGTTGAAGGTCATCCAGCAGGAAAACGTGTTTATCAAACTCTTAGGGTCAAGGCAAATCTAAACTTCCGAACAGATAAACAAATGCAACTGGGTGAATATCATAGCGATTATCCTGCTATACATAATGCAACCACTGCAATCTTTTATTGTAATACCAACAATGGGTATACTAAGTTTGAAGAGAATGAACAAGAAGTTCAGTCTAAAGCAAACCGTTTGGTAATCTTTCCTGTTGGTTTGAAGCATGTTGGATATTCTGCAACAGATACCAAGCGTAGAGTGCTAATTAATTTTAACTATCTCATGTATTGATGGACAACGACAATCGTATTCCAAGATGGAAAGAGGCAAGCAACAAAGCAATTGCAGAAAATTTACTAACCAGCATCGCGGAGCTACTTGATGGAAGATGGTACAGAACCGAAACCCTCAACTCTAGAGGAGAAAGAACCCGACGATACATTATCGAATCCGACGTTACCGAAAGATCCGATAGTCCCGAGTCTGATGCTCCTGGGGGTGATAGCAGCGACACTTAGTGTTATCGTTGCTGGATACATACATGGGAACATGCACATCGAAGCAGTTTATCACTCACTTACTAACTTCACATGAACTTAGATCTTCAAGAAATCGATCACATCCTCAGAGCATTGGAAACAATGTCTTCTTACGAACAAGCAAGAGCACGAGAAGGAATTCAACCAGGTGTAGTAGACCAACTACGCTTGGTTCAAAAACTGCAAGACTATAGAGTTCGTCTCACATAATAAATAGATTTGACGACCAATAGTAGTTTGATTGTGGCAAAATTAAAAAACAAAGGACTTGCTTTTGAACATGCCGTAATGTATGCTGCTACTTCTAGGATTACTGGATCTAGAACTCGGGAGCAGGAGAAAGCATTTAACGAAGCAGCTGCTAAGTGGCCAGATATCGATAAGGTTATACAAGACACTGCAACAAAGATTGTACAGGATCTTGCTCCCAGATCTGTGGCAGATAAACAAAAGTTTTACGGATCCTTTAAAAAGATGTCTGGTGGGACAGAACCAAAAACAGACATCTTATTCGTAAAAAATGGTAAAAAATATAAGTGTTCTATGAAATGGGGAGATTCATTTCAGTTAACAAGTTCGGGCATTGATACTTCTACTCAAGTATTGACAAAAGTTTTAAGAAAATGTGCTGCAGACATG